AGCCTTAACCATAAAGTCTTCAATTGTATTTGCCTCAATAGCATCAAGCTCATTTCTTTTACCTACTACTTCAGATAAAAATACCATAGCTTTTAATACTTCAGTATCACGGCTAATCTCATTACCATTTGCTAATGTTGCATCTTTAAATGGATATGGTGAGAATCTAACTCTACCTACTTGGCCTGCATAACGCTCACCATTAGGATTATTCATATCTTTTAAGAAACCATTAAATTCTCCAGTAACAGGCTCAGACTCTACATGTAATGTAATATTATATGCATCTGAATCATAAGGTGTTTGGTCAAATGTAATAGAATTGATTTTGATTTTGTGGTTACCCACTCCAATAACTGGTTTGATGCTACCTGATCCGGCAGACATGTCTTTAGTACTTAACATAATTTACTTTTTTATTAATTATTAATTATTGATTATATTTTTCAATACAATCTTTTACAAATTGTAGGTCATTTGGAATAAACTTATCCTCAAACATACCCATAGGTGATTTACATGTGTTCTCTCCATTGTTTTGAGTTTCAAAACCATATTCAAGTTCACCATCATCATTTTTATTTACTTTACCAAATAATACTATAGAGAATAGTCCTTCTAAAGTTAGTGTATTGTCAATCATTTTGCCAATAGTTTTTGCTTTAACTTTTCTATTTCCATTTATATCAGTTGAATCTTCTGAGTGAGTTAAGAAAATGATAGTCAAATCTTCTCTCAAGTCTTTAGGAAGTTTTGCAACCATTGCTAAGTTAGCTGCAATCTGAGTGAATTTATCATAACCTTTCTCATTAGCTCTGTCAAAATATTCAAAAGAACTCATATACTGCCAATCATCTACTACTAATGTTTTGATATGGCTCATTTTTTCATCTACATGCTTTATTGCTTTTATTATTCCTGCACTTGATGAAGCTGATGTCAGATTACCTTTTGGGTTATCTTTACTAATTTGTGTGTATTTGCTTTTCCATCCCTGGAACGGTAATGGTTTGTTAGCAATGTTTATAATGAAAGTCTCTTTAGGATTTAATGTTCTGATTGAGGTAGACTTTCCTGTACCTGAGTCAGCAATTACTAATACGCTGTTTGCCATATTACTTTTTTTGAATTACGTTAATTAATTTATTTAATGTTGCATTTATTTCTGATAATGCGTTTATCAGCTCTGCATTGGAGAGGAGGGGAGCAGTGTCAGTGCTTTCATCTGGATTAGGCAAATCTGGATTTGCAAAATCTATTATAGCTTTACCCCTATTTGTTACATCATTTATAACCTTTAGTTCACTAACAGGTATAATGTGTCTCTGAAATCCTGAATTACTTGTTATGATTTCATACTCTTCCTGCCAGTGTGGATTATGTTTATGATAATATAGTGTCCTTTTTGGATCTTCTGTATCATAATCTATAGATACAAATTCTGTATATATATCTTCTCCTTTTTCAAATTCACTTGGAAAAAAGCTTACATGTAGCTCATCCTTTCCAGTTGGCCTGTAAGCCATCTTAGGTATGTATAATGCATTAATCTTTCCTTCTGTCTGAAAGTAATCTTCATGCTCTTCTCTTAGTGATGCAACCTTCTGCTTTCTTTCTTGCGGTGTTAGTCCCATCTTTTTTTTGTTATTTAAGTTTTTAGTATTTATCATCTGCGTTCTTGTTGTTGAGGTGTTGCCATTTCTTCTATTTGCATTTGTTCAAACTTAGCTTTGAAAAATGACATACGTGCATCACCATTTCTTGCTTTAAGAAAATGTAAAACCAATGTTCTATCATTTTCTATTATATATCTATCTGGTCCATAATATCTAATCTTTTGTTTAGCTGGGCGGTTGATACCTATTAACATATCTGCATGCTGTAGCATTGCATCTGAGCCAAATATATCTGACTCAAGTATATAGTTACCATACTTACCATCTATAGCCCTGTCCGGATTATCTATGTTTCTATTTAGTTGTGATAAAGCAATAAACAAACAAGGATAATCTCTTTTACACTGTGTAAAGAATTCACCTAACTCAAATAACATATCTAATGTGTTATTCTGGTATGGTGCTCTCTTGACTAACATTGTATGATCAAGTGTTATCATTGTATTTACTCCTTTATGCTGTGTCATATACTGATCAATTTGCTCACGCATCTGATTAACAGTCATAGGTGTACTAATTATATCAACCGGGTGCTTTACTCTTTCTTTAGCATATAAATGGCATTTATTTAATGTATCTGTATTTAATATTGATCCTGCACTACATAATTCTTTGTATGTTTTACCAGTTATAGAACTAAATTCTCTGATAGCTGAGGTTCTGCCTACCATCTCAAACTGAAATTCTAATACTCTAAACTTATCATTTGGATTTAAAGCAAATGATTCTCTAATGATTTGATCCTTAATCAGTGTCTTACCTGAACCAGGTCTACCACCAATTACTGTCAAAGTATTCCATTCTATACCATCAGTGGCAGCATCATTAAACTTAGGCCACGGAGTATAGATTGATTTCTCTTCTCCTGTTGACCTAGCATACATATATTTAAGTGCATCATTAAATGCAGCATATTGCCCAATCCATGATGGTTTATTTTTCATACAACGTTTTCTTTAAAGTGTTCTTTTTCTGTTTCTACCCCATCAATAATCATATCACAATAGTCAGCTAATGTAGAGTGTTTAACCCTATGCTTGTCTTGCTTTGATATAAAGTATTGACTTGTCTGCATATACATATATTCTGTATCTCTATATTCATTGACATACATCTTAGTTGCTTTGATTATCTCATCCCAACCATAGTCATATGTTTCAAAAAACCATCTAAAGTTTTCTCCTAAAGCTTTGATATTATTTCTAGCTGGCTTACCGCTTGGTAGTTTCCTTGCTGGAAATATCTCTCTGTATGTGTGGATCTTATCATTAAAGTCCTTACCCATGAGTTGTATATCAGTTTTTTTCTTTGCTTTAACAAAATAGTTATCAAGCCTAGCACAAAATGCTTTAGCTTCAGCAGTCATTTTATATTGGTTTTCTTCTTTTATTAATAAACCTTTTTCAATTAACTTTTCTTTATCTTCAGACTTAACATTTGGTAAGGATACGCCTTGCTTCATCCCAAACAGTATTAGGGCTTGGTTTGGTGTTATCTTCATCATCAGTATTTTCTGAAATAGTTCCCACATATTCTTTTATTTTTATTAAAGTGTTATTATATGCATTCATTACAGATTCATCATTAGTAAAAAATCCATTCTCAATCATTTTACATGAATTAATGATGGTTGCATGATTGCGTTTTAAAAATCTACCTATACTTGTTTTAGTATGCCCTTCTTTATGAGCCAAGTATGACATAACTTGAACGTATACAAGAAACTCCCTCAATCTAGTCCTGTGTTGTAGAGTTTTGATACTCTGAAACTTAGGATGATTTTCATGTAATGCAAGTAAAGCACTGTCATGAAATATACCTAATGGGATCTTTTTGTTTTGATCTTGAGGGGTGTAAATATACAATTTAATCCCATGACTTAAATAAAAAGACTTCTTAAATTCTGAAATTTGTTTCTTCTGGTTAAGTTCTTGATTATCAGACATTTATATTATAATTAAAGGTTATCAAAGATAGTAAAATTTACCAATCTATGCAAGGTTTATCTTGATTTTCTAGTTCTGTATTAACTTTGTTAAAGACATCTTTACAGTCCCATTCACCACCTCTATATGCAGCTGATGCCGGGTGTGCTACCTTAAATATTTTTTGTCTATCTAATAGTAGTTGCCATGCTTCTGCTTTCTTACCCATTAATATAGATGGTACTTGTTTATTGTGTCTATTTATATTTTCAAACAAGTATTCTGTAAATGGTTTCCATATAGAATAATGTGACCCTATAGAATTTATCTCTACTGTAAAAGCTGTATTAATTAATAATACACCCTGGTTAGCCCAACACCTTAGATCAGTGTGGTCTGTACCAATTGCTTTGTTTATGTATTGTAAAGACTTTTCTGCTTTACCTTTTCTGCTACAGCTAAAAGCTATACCATCTGCAACTCCAAGCTGAGGATATGGATCTTGCCCTATGATTATACATTTAAGTTCATCATATGGACATTCTAAGAATGCATTAAATATATCTTTAAATCTTGGTGTAAATCTTTTCTCTGCATTTACACATTCTACTAGTTTATTCATGATCATATCAAACTCAAGTCCATTTATAAATGGTGAGAGCATAGGTGCCCATCCTGAATCTTCTAATTTATTATTGACATCATTTCTTAATTGTTCTATGTCAATTTCTATTAAGTTATTATTCATATTCTATTTCTTTTTTGTATCTTTGATTAATTAATACAGTTACTATGTCAGATAAAAAACAATTCATCACTTATGATACTACTAAAAACTTAGTAGCAGATATTAATCCTGCTTTTATCTCAGGACTACAAGCAATATATGGTAGATACCTTCTTGAATTCTATCCAGATGCTAGCAAATTTGGTATACTTATACAAGACTTCAATGAAACAATTATGGAGCCTGAAAAAGCCAAGCTCAAAAATAGACAGTTTACTCCAATTGAGAGTGAACTATATACTTTATATTCTATCATTAATATATTCAAGGCTTTTGCAAAAGAGCAAGGGCTTGAACAGTATGAAGACCTTAAAGTAACTGAAGATGACTTTGCTAAAGTTGTGTCTGATCTTAAAGAAGAGACTAACAATCCAACGGAGATGCTACAAAAATTAGCTGTTAAGCTAGATGAAATGAAATCATCTTAATTGCATACCTGCAAAGTCACCTATTTCTAAAGCTGCTTGTATAGCAAGATTCAATTCTTCTTTATCACACTTAGCAAATGATTTACAATATTCTTTATTGTTTTTCATAAAGCATAAGCCTGCTTTTCTTTTTACTTGTAACTTTACCTCTTCAAAGGTATAACCAAGTTCATTTGCTATCTCACGTATCATTGCGTGTACTCTAGCTAACTGTGGATTACTACCTTTACCATCTTGTATACCAATAAATATCTCTACTCTTGCACCATCCTTATGGTCCTTGAAGAAGCCTTCATATTTATTCTTGAATGCTTTTATAGGAAAATGTAACTTTCCATCTTTTACTGTACCTTCTATAAATAACTGATCTTTCATTTTATTAAGTTATGTACAATTAGTACTGCAATACCTATAACAAACATCCAGGCTACATATTCTATAATTTTGTAGGTTTGTTCCATCTTTTCACGTGTTCTACCTTGGTTATGATGCTTTAATCCATCATGTATTTTTTTAAGATCTTTCATTTGTATTTTTTTTTAGTTGTGCTTCTAATATCTCAATAGCTACTTCCAAGTTCCTTCTTGAGGAACCTGGTAAAGTATCTACATTATCTAATAGATTAATTATATCCTTTATAATTATATTATTCATGTGTTTCTAATATTCTTTCTTCAAAGTCTTCTTCTAATAAATCTTGCACGTCTACAGATACAAGGTTACCCACTCTATCTTTAGTAATATACCATACGTGATGTACTTCAACACTTGGTCCATAACCTGGCGTACCTGGATCTCCATTAGAATCATACCATTGGTCTGGTTCTCCTGGATCATAAGAATACTGTATACATACAGTTTCTCCTGAGTCTGTTATTAAATCTATTTCACTCATCACAAAAATCTTAAGGCATCTCCAACATAAACAAACTCCTGAGCACACTCTGTGCACTTAGCATTAGATTCATTTCTGATTAATGCTGGGTCACCACAGTTTGGGCATGGAGTTTCATCATGGGTATCTATATACTCTTCAATTGCTTTTCTTGATAGTCCGTGTATCATTGCATCATGCGTACCACGGTACTCTAATTCTTCTTGTTGCTCAATAAAGAGCTCTTTCATTCTTCCCATAATTTTATCTGTTTAAAGGGTTATAACGTTTAATTTTAGATTGATCAAAGGATTTAAGTGCAGATGACACCCAGTTTACATCTTGAGTATTTTTGTAACACAATATATGACATATTGCTGTCTCAGTTGGATTTAATCTAAGTAATCTACCTATCCTTTGTGCTGTTTTCTTTTCATTACCATATGCATGCATAATAATACCTTGTTTTAACCTTGGTATTGTAACACCTTCTGATAACTGTAACACACATGATAGAGTGTGTATCCTTCCATCTGAAAATAATTCTAAATTTTCTTCTGACTTAGGGTTACCTGAATGATAACTATGCTTACTGATACGGTCTGCCTGCTTTTGTGTATTAGCAAATACTATACACTTATCCTCTATATTCTTAACCATAGATTTTACATATGATTCTTTAGTTGGATAATCCATCAAAGCTCTCATTCTCATGATCCTTGCAAATTGCATTTGTTTAGGAGACTGTGCCTCTGCCACTCTACCATTACAATAATCATAATCTTTCTTCTCATTAGTAAACCAGTGCCCACCATTTTTATTTTTCTTTTTCAATGTAGGCAAACCAGATAGCTCTAACTCATGTATAATTATCTTATAATCATTAAGTATATTACTTTCTGTTGCATCATCTACATCAAAGGTATATCTGATTGGACAATACTTGTTTACAAGCATGCCTTTTACAGACTTCTTATCTCTTGGTGGTGTACCTGTTAAACCTAATATTTTACCTTGAAACTGTGATAAGAATATTTCATGACCTGGTAGTAATGAGTGACACTCATCTAAATAAACTATATCATAGTCATTTGGATTGTGTTTTTTTAATGATAGATAAGTAGTAAACGTTATATGCTTAACTAACTTTTCAACTTTCATCTTACCTAATTCATCTATCCATGATTGAGATACTGAATGTTTAGGTATTACTACTAAAGCCTGTACAAAAGGATTAAAGTTCCTTTGAAGGTGTTGTATAGCTATACGTGTTTTACCAACACCCATAGAAATGCCCAGACCACATCTTTTATGCTGAGCTGCTATATTTAATGCTTCTAGTTGAACTACATGTCTATTATTTACAGAGTAATCCAACTGAATATTTTTTGCCATATAATAATTGTTGTTGCCAGAACTAATGTCCAGGTTAGTATTCTAATTAATTTGTTTTTCATAATGTTACATTTAAGGTGGACCCTATAGGACTTGAACCTATGACCTATCCGTTATGAGCGGAGTGCTCTGACCAACTGAGCTAAGAGTCCTGGTAGCCGGAGTGGGACTTGAACCCACACGAACTATCCAGTTCAACAGATTTTAAGTCTGTCATGTCTACCAATTCCATCATCCGGCCTGGTGATCCCACTAGGATTTGAACCTAGAACCTACAGCTTAGAAGGCTGTTGCTCTATCCAGTTGAGCTATAGGACCATAAAGTTATGATCTTGAGCCTGAGAAACCTAATTCATAGGCTTCAGCTGGGTGTTCTTCTATCCACATGTGACAGTTTCTGCAAACTGGTAACCATGTAGATGTATCCAAGTAGTATACGCCACGTCCATGTTTATGATGTACATCAGTAGCCTGCAAAGAACACTTATGGATCTTTGCATGACACATTGGTTTGTCTGTTAAATACTGCCTACGCTTTTTAGAATAGGCAGTATTCAGTTTAGACATTTTATTTGAGACTTTTTTGATGCTCATTTTTTAGTTCTAAATAGTTTTTAGGGAGTAATCCCAAAGACATAAATTTTAATATTACATCCTCATAAGTCATACCTAACTCTTTGAAACTCATAGTGTTAGTGTAATCATCTAATACTTCACTAGCTGGTATATTTGCAATATACTGTGCTAATGGAGAATGCTTGAATGTATTGCTAAGATAAGCATTTACACGCTTATTACAAATAGTTTGCTTCCAAGCATTTATCTCTCTCTGTCCACGTTTCCAAACCTTAGTTATTCTACGTTTCTTGTCCCAATGTAGCTTCCTAACTTCTTCAGGTTTATAAACCTTAAGGCCATGAAGTACACGTTTAAACAAAAAATGTTGATACGGATTTAGCTTGGTGTAACTTAAAGAGTTTACTAATGATGGCGGATGAAGCTGATATTCAGCTAATATACCAAAGTAGCTGTAACGTTCTTCCCTTCTGGAAAGATTGTCTAGTTGTTGTTGTTGTTGAAGTTGTTCTAATTGTTCCTGAGATAGCATAATTGTTTAGTTGTTATTGATTAGTAAAAGGTTGTCCTCATATTTGAGGAAGGGAGTAGTTAAAGTTAATTAGGGTTGTATAAGAATTACTTAAAAAACTTACACAACCCCTTTTAACCAAACAAATTATTAATAACTACTCTTATAGTTCAAAGGTTTCAGCCTCTTCTTCTACAAGTTCTTCTACTTTATCAGTAACTTCTTCTGTCTCAGTATCATTGCTTTCTTCTAAATCATCTACATCATCTACTGTAGAATTATCAAAACCTTCTGTTTTAATATCAAATGCTTCTTCTACACTAGCTGCAGGTACACTTATAGAATTAGATTTTGCACTGCTAGTACCATTAGCATCTTTGATGTCTTGCCCATTAGTGTGAGCTATTAGCACGTCTTGAGCTGTTGTATCAGCTGTAAACATTGCTTTCCTATATATAGGTTGACCATCAACACAGCATACTATACCAGTATCACCTGCATATTTATAATCTCTTTCAGGATCATTAGAATTAAATGGATCTAATTGTTCTTTGATAACAATCTTACCAGCTATTTCATCACCTGCTTTAAAGTTTAGGGATTGTAAGTCTTCTACCTTACCCTGTAGTAACGTTGATACATTAGACTTTTTAACCCAGCCATTGTTACCAAATGTAACTCTAACTTGTTGCAGTCTTACATAACCATACTCTGAATTGTTTTTTGATTGATTGATAACATTACCCATGTCATCTGCACATACATTGACTTTGCTTTGCATTTTTTTTGATTTTAAAAAATTAATAATTGATTTTGTGATGACTACACGTCATCTGAATGAAAATATGGGTCATCAAGCTTTTCATATGCTTCTATCTCATCTAATGCAGGTTCATTTTCATCTATGAACTCTAGTTCATAGTCTACTACTACTGTTTTACCTGAGAAAGCATTATAAAAGGGATTAACCACTTCTTTTGTGTATGCTGAACTTAAGCCATTAAGATCTTTTACCTCATCATCAGTTAACGAGAGGTATTGCTCTACTGAGCACTCAATTATACGGCCATTGGGTAGTTGTACTATCATATCTATTAACAAAGATATAAATATAACTTACCTTGGCTCACTAATTATAAGAAATTATTAGTTAAATTCAAAAATAAACTGCACTTATATAGCTATCACTTAAATAATAACTAGTTTGCCTTTTACTCTTTTTATGTAATTATGCTGTCTCAACTCTTTTAAGAGCTTAAAGACATATCTTTGTGATACATCCATTGAGTCAGCAAGTGTTGAAGCAGACGGATATGCTTCACGGTTTTTATCTGCATAACATGCTATGAGACTATATAACCCTTTTGCTTGAATAGATAAATTGGGATCTGACAAGACTTTATACTTAACTATGCCAAATCTATCTGATTTCTTTGACATGGTCCTTTAATAGTATAAGTACGGCCAAAGACTCACTTTCTTCATTAGCAAGTGTGTCATTACCCATATTATACTTATTATTCATATATCTCCCAAAAGACATATTCTTTCCATCTACACGGTTTAATGCATTATCTAATGCACGCCATGCTTTTTGTTCACTTTGTAGTAACTCCATTGATATATCTGCCATTTTAATCTGTTTTATCTTCTGGAAATAATTCCTCTTGATTTATAACTACGTCTGTATCTAATATATCAAAATATTTTATATCAGACTCATTAACCTTGGTCAAATCTAATGGATTTACTTGGTGATCATATGTTTTTAGCTTCTTTTGTTTATCATGATAGAATAAATCTACTTTGATAGAGCTATAAAATGGGTTAAACTTATCATTACCCCATGATGAATCACCTGTGACTTTACCATATACTCTTCCATTACCTGGGCTTAGGCCCATATCTTCAAGTATATCCCATTCAAACTCTGATCCTGGGTGGTAACTTAATGGTTCTAATGTTACAAAATCACCTATACTAACAGTATTATACTCATCTTTAGATAAACTTAGATGTAATATAATCTCTTTAGCATGATCTGGTAACTCTCTCATTATAATATTGAATATATGTTCATTATTACACGGTGTGTTTGGTATTAAAACATTTTTTAATATGTTATTTACTATGATCTCATTGATCTTAAATTGATTTGCCATGATTATTTTAATTGATTATTATTTAATTTATTCCATAAGTGAGGAAGGGAGCAGTTAGAGTAACAAGTATGGATAGTAACGCAACCCTAAACAATTATATAAAAGGTATTATTACTATCCATTTTGCCCACCACTCATTATTTTATTCTACAAGGCCTAACTACAGTAGTATATATTATATATAACTAACTACTGGTACTGTTTGTATGAACTGTGGTTCACTTTTTTGATGTAAATTCTATTGATACAAACGGTAATAGCATCAACCAAGAGATTTCATCAATCTTGTGATGAGGATCTACACCAAATGCAAATCCAAATATTGGTACTATTTCTATAGATGCTTTAGGTAACATTCTTACCTTGGACATAAAGACTAAATACACAACAGAGTTAGCTACTATTGCTATGCCCACTAACAGTAAAGTTATAAGTATAACTGCGGATGTCTCATACATGGTTAGTATCATGTATGCTCCTACTATAAATAATATAGGTAGTACTACTACGAATAATAATTTTAATAATGACCTGAATAAATGTTTCATAATTTCTAATTGTTTATTGATTAATTAATTTGTTTTTATAATGGTACGATTGAATCACCGTTGATTATTAGATCTGATAAGTCTAACTGATTATACTCATAGTCTCCATTCCAATATGATACATCATATAGACTCATATAGTAATTTGATGTAGTATATATAAAGTAATCCGGATTTGTATTTGATGTGTCCATAGCCCACTCTAACCAATCACTTTGTGTATCAGTTGGTGGGTTTGTTGCAAACCATGCTAGCATATATACTGGCATATCAAAGCTATCCCATGCATAATACTTATAATTTATGATTGTAGTATTATTAACACTATCCCATACATATGATTCCACATTCACAGCATACACTGTGAGTGTATCAACAGGCGGTTGTTGTACCTCTACTATTTCAAGAGGCTCTTTTTCACAGCTCATTATAGATACTAAGAGAAAGAATATTGATATATATTTCATAAGATTAATTATTATGGAGATTACAATACGATATATATTCTCTCTCCTGGTTATGTTTGATTACTTTTAATGTGTGTTCTGCTTCTTGCTTAGTTTTATGATAACGTGACTGTCTATCATAAGGCATACCATTCTCTGTACGACCTATGTAATATCCAGCTGCTGATCTTAAAACCTTTACTGATGAAATTTTCATAATTGTTTATTTAATTTAGACATTTGATTAATAAGATTCCGGGTACTATGTCTATTATCCTATAGAGGAAGAGACAGACATTACCCATGTAGTATTGTTGAGTGTAATAGTTACTCTTGTAATATAAGCTAGCATAAGAGTGATGATAAACGTGGACGCATGACTTGCAAATCAATTGTCAATCTCCGTACCATACCCAATTTAATGTTTATGCTCTTATGTTAGCTATATTAATATATTAATGTGCTATGATAGTTATGATAGTGGTAAAAGGTGGTATATTGTGGGTATGAGACCTCACATTTATAATGCTATACACATTTAAATAAAAAAAACAACTACAAACCTGGTTGTTACACCAGATCTGTAGAGTTTTTACCTTTTACTGCAGGTTTACACTGCTTCTATCCAAAACATACCTGATTCTTCTCCTGTTGTTAGGTTTAACACAGGATTATCAGATAGCTTGAAGCCTTTCATCTCATCACCTCTATTAAGTTTAGCACTTAACTGTTTGATGACTGGATGATCAGAACGCATTACTTGTCCAGTCTCTGGATCTATTAGGCTTAATACGCCAAATGTGATGTTGTTCTGTGTTCTTGTTGCTACATTAACGCCTGCTAATGTAGTAGCTTTTTGTATCAATGGTACATCTGATGCAATAATAGTTGCACTTCCTGTTGACTCATTGATATTGAGCTTTCTAAAATAAACTGAATTTGTTTCCATAATTTTAATTATAATTAATGATTAATAAATATTTGCATAAGAAAGGAAGGGAGCAGTGAAAGTTATATGGATGGTATAAGATTGTATGACCAGTAGCAGTTAAAATAAAAAAAGTACTGGTGCATCCGTAGAACCTCCTCTGGTAGGTGTATTAAGCAGTAGCCTCCGCAGGCCTTGCTTCCCCAGGATGCATTCCCAGTACATATTATGGGAAGGGAGCAGTTGTTTAAAAAAAGATGTGCTTTTACACACACCTTTATTTACTACCATTCATCCATCATATCCATCTCACTAAACTCTGCATCAATCATATCTTCTTGGAATCTACGGTCAATGCCTGTTAGTTTAGGTTTAGTAGCCTTTTGTTTAAGTGATTCATACACTTTCATAAACTCTTCTACATTCATATCTCCTGCCTCTTGGCAGATAGCATCAAGTTGTAGTTTTATCTTGTGATGCATTTTGTACAATCTGTTTTCCATAATTTAGTGAGTACGCTCTCCAGCTTTTAGTTAAAAAAAAGAGGTGTGCTGTTACACACACCCCTGTACTTCATCTAGGCTTGTTCAACCCAGAAGAGGTTCTCATTCTCCTCACCAGTCTGTAGGTTGACAACCTTTTGGTCAGACAGTTTGAAGTTAGGTAGCTCATCACCTACATTCAACTTAGCTCCAAGCTGTTTGATTGTAGGGTGGTCACTACGCATCACCTGATTAGTTTCAGGGTCTATTAGTGAAAGAACACCAAAGGAGATGTTTCCTTGAGTTCTTGTTCCCACAGACAAACCAGCAAGTGTAGTTTGTTTCTGTGACATTGGAGCAGAGCTCACAATGATTGTTGCTGAGCCAGTAGACTCATTGATGTTTAGTTTTCTAAAGTAAACCATTTGTAAAAGTATTAAGTTAATTAATTAAGTGTGGATAATTACGGGGGGTGACCCAACCACAAACATTAGGCGGGGAGCAGTTTTATATAGGGTCTCACCTATGCCAAATACATAATTTTGCCAGGACCGGTGGGGGGATATAAAATTTTTTTAATCAGGTGGGGGCTATGTTCTGAGTCAAAAGTTTTTATAGGTTGGGGGAATTTAGTATATTGTTCTTATAGACGCAGTGTAACTTAAATAATAGAATATGGGACAATGGGATGACAATAATGGAGAAGATCACGGGCTGAGTGAAATAGAACAAATGCAATTAGATGCAATACTACTTGAGACAGCATATGAGAACTCTTTTCTAGTATTAACTAATCAGATAACATTTGAAGAGTTAATGATTAAGAAGTTTAAGAAGGGTCATGAGGCCGTACTGGCGTTTGATCCTGACAATGGTCCTGAACTAACCGAATTTGAAAATATGTTAGCGTACTATATAGAAATTGAAGAGTATGAAAGGTGTGCTAAAATTAGAGACATAATGAATAGGGCGTATCCAGAATGTATAAATAATTAGTTATGGCAGTAAAGAAAAAAAAGAAAAGCACAGTAAATAGTTCTGGAAACTATACTAAACCGGGAATGCGTAAAAGGTTATTTAATTCCATCAAGGCTGGAGGTAAAGGAGGAGCACCGGGACAGTGGTCAGCACGTAAAGCTCAAATGCTTGCAAAAAGGTATAAAGCAAACGGAGGCGGATATAAAAGTAAAAAGTAATTTGCAAGATAATGGCAAAAACAAAACAACAAAAAAGTCTTACTAGATGGACCAAACAGAAATGGACAACTGCATCAGGAAAGAAAAGTTCTGAAACAGGTGAGGTATATGCACCAAAGAAAACTATTGATAAGTTAAAGAGCACTAAAAAGGGTAAGGCTAAGCTAGCTGCAGCTAATAAAAAGAAGCGTGCTGCAACTAAAAAAGGTAAACAACACGCATCTCACGGATTGCATAAAGGAAAGAAAAGATAATGGCAGCAAAGAAAGATAGTAGACTAACAAAAGCAGGGGTATCAGGTTATAATAAACCTAAACGTACTCCGTCACACCCAAAGAAGTCTCACGTAGTGGTAGCTAAGGTGGGAGATAAAGTAAAGACAATTAGATTTGGTCAACAGGGTGTAAAGACAGCAGGTAAGCCTAAAGCCGGTGAGTCAGCAAAGCAAAAGGCTAGACGTAAGAGCTTTAAAGCTAGACATGGTAAAAATATAGCTAAAGGTAAAATGAGTGCAGCATATTGGGCAGACAAAGTAAAATGGTAGATTATGACAGAAGCAGATTTAATAGAATTAGGTTTTACTAAACAAGTACAGGATCCATGCTGTGATCCTCAAATATATACGTTCTATAAACTGGTAGGTAATAGTTCCCCTTTTATTACACCAGCCAGTGACACTATTACTGATGATAATTGGCCAGTAGAAAACTATGCCGTCAATTTTAAAACATATATCAAATCGGATGTAGTAGAAATGATTACTTTACTAGAAAATAATCCGTTATTTCCTCCAACGGAATAAAAAAAAGCCATTAAACTTTTTTAAGTTAAACTATTTATGTATGTTTGCATATATGTTTAATTTTTAAAACCAAATAAAATGGCAGACGTAAAAAATTTAGATCCTAACAAGGATCCTCAGCTAAGTAAAGAAGAACTTACTAAGCGTAGAGAAGAAATCACACAGTTTTATAAAGATAATATTCCACATCTTACTGTTCAAGCAGAATATGAGGATTTATTAGCTACTATTGACAAAGCAAGAGCTGAAAGACTGCAAGCTCAAATGTTTATGGCACAAACCGCAGCACAACAAGATAATGCAGGAGAGGCTAGTGAAGATGAGAAAGCTTTTAAAGAAGCTATGGAAAAAGCGGCAGCAGGTGCAGAGTAATTATGAAGATGCTAAAAAAAGGTGATAGAGGCCAAGAAGTAAAGACATTACAACAAAATCTTTTAATTAAACCTGACGGAATATTTGGAAGACAAACAGAAAAACATGTTATAAGGTTTCAACTTATGCATAATTTATCTGCTGATGGTATAGTAGGTGCAGAGACATGGACTCTTTTATTACAGTTACCAAGTGCGTTAACCATAGCAATAGATGAAGATACTGATACACAAGGTCAAATGTTTGAGACACCTTATGATCAAATTATACATAAGCATTATTTACCTAAAGGGGAATATGTAGAAGGACCCGTTAGTAATCATTATATCTTTTTACATCATACTGCAGGTAATGCTAATCCTTATAGATGCATTGATCACTGGGGAAGAGATAGCAGGGGACGCATTGCAACTGAATTTGTATTAGGAGGTATCAATCACAGGAATGGTAATGATGAATATAATGGTGTCATGGTACAAGCATTTCCTACAGGAGCACAAGGATTTCATTTAGGTAAGACTGGATCAGGATATATGAACAGGCATTCAGTAGGAATTGAAATATGTAACATGGGATACTTAGATAGTAAAACAATGAAAACATATGTAGGTTCAGTATGTCAGGAAGAACAAGTATGTGAGCTACCTGAACATTTTAAGGATAAACTACACTGGCATAACTACACAGAAGAACAAATCAAAGCCACAGAAAAGTGGATCAAGTGGGTAGGTGAAAGAGATGGTGTAGATATAAGATTAGGTTTAAAACAATATATCAAGAAATATGGTCCATCTAAAGGTTTTGATTTTCAAGAGGATGCATATTATGGAAAGGTAAGAGGTTTATTAACTCACGGTAATGTGAGAACAGGTAAGTCAGATATATATCCACATCCAGATATGGTTGATATGATAATGAGTTTATAAAATGGCAATAGTAAAAAAAGTAGATTTAAAATTAAAAGTTAATATTGATGAATCAATAAAGT